GGTGTACGCCGTCAAGACTGACGCTAAAAACAAATGTTTTAAAGTGACCATGCACGCCAGCCGTTTGAGTATCTAAAGATTGCTAACGCGCTACGCAAATTGTTTTCTAAATCAAACAAATCGTCGCACGTGCGTAACAAGCCATATGCCTGCAAGTAGCCGTTGGCGTAGTACGACGACGGTTTGCACCAAAAGTAGTTAATCTGCATAACCCCGGCTGACCCGCCGTTTGGGTCGCTTGCGTTAAATGCTGCAGGGTTGCATCGGCTTTCGCGGTAGGCAACTGCGACCAGTTGTGTCAGGTCTTGTTCAGCCCAACCGACGTGTCGAGCCATGTCAAACACGGTCTGACACGCGTCAGGTTGCGTTATAGGCGTAGTTACGGGCACGGTGCTAGTAGTGCTAGGTATGTCAACTGGTCGGCCGTAACCCTCAAATACCTCGGGTTGTCTGACTGCTAGATCGTCGGCTGTTGGTGCAGGCGGCGGTGTCAAAATAAATATTGACGTGACGCTAATAAATAGCGATATTGCAAGTTTGCTAATAAGTGTCATAGTGACCTACTTTCTCGGGTAGGTAACCAGCCTAAACAGGTTTTGTTGCCTCTGTCGGTGATACCCCGAAAACGGCTTGCCAACGCTGTTTTGCGATGATCGGGTCGTTGGCTACGTGCGGGTCAATTTCTATGTGATACCAGTCGCCTTGCTCGACACTCGGTAACGGTTGCCATGTGCCGCGGTCGCATTTCCATGACCGTTGCATTGCGTAGTCAATCACAAGTTGTATGCCTAAGTGGTCTGCGTTTTCTAAACATTTGACAATAAACGCAAGCGACGCTTTGCGGCCGTCTGCCTTGCCAAGCTTCTTTTGGTTAAGCCAACGATACGACAAATCCATTGCAAGCCCTCGAGCATGATTGCTAATTGTGCCGGGTCTGTTGCGTATGTCGCGATGCACAAACGTGCCGTTATTCCACAAACTGCCACCGCTGTGTTTGCACGCAAGTCGCGCCCATTCCGCTGTGCCAGCCAGCGCAGACTTTACGACTGGCTGTTGCGTAACTATGTAAGCGCGATTAGCCATTGTTATTTAGTTTGTTTTTTAATGCCGTTAGACGCAACAATGCCTGACAACGTGCCAGTCAAAAACACAACAATCGTTGACATTAAGTCAATAAACGCTGCGTCGTTCGGTGCTTGTTTCTCAGGTTGCGACACAAACAACAGGCCGTACGTCATGCCTAAAACTATGGTGCTAAAAACTATGGCTAGTAATACGCCGACCGTAACGATCATGCGTGCGTGCAATTCGTCTGACGTGTATCTGTGTCGAGTCACGGTGTTATGCCGCATCGGTCAGGCACGTTGCAGTTATCTAGCGTCATGTTTTTCACCCGTGACTTAACGGTGATCGTGTTGTCGCGAGTACTTTCGCAAGCGGTCAACATAAGAATTAACGCAAATAGCCCGTAGCGCATCGCATTACGGCTCGTCTATTGGCTCGACTGGCTCAAGTTGTGGCGGCGGCGTAAAATCTTGTGTGTCGTAACTGTAGGTGTAACCAAGACTTGCGTAAATTTTGTTTGGGTTGTCAATAAACGTTTCAACCCAAGTACCTGTGTATCGGTCAGGGTTTTCTGCCATAAATTCTGTTGTTACAACTGCAACATTTGTAACAATGTTGTCGTCGTTAATTTGTGCAAAATATTGTGCGCTCATAATTAAACCTTAAACCTGACATACACAATGCCCGAACCGCCTGCGCCGCCTGAACCTGCAGAATTGGCTGACGTGCCACCACCGCCTGAACCTGTGTTTGCTGCGGCTGCGACACCGTTACTTGAATTGCCACCGTTGCCGCCGACACCGCTTCCGCCTGCGCCGCCTGCAACACCAAAACTTCCGCCGCCGCCGCCACCGCCTTTAAAAAGACTGCCTGAAATAAATGCGCCAACGTCATAACCAGCACCGCCTGCGCCGCCACTAGTCCCGCTTCGAGCCTGCCCTGCTTGCGTAACACCGCCGCCACCACCAGCACCAATATTTGTTGCGTTATCACCTGCACCACCACCAAAACCACCAACAGTAGGTGCTAAAGATTTGCCAGCCGCTGGCCCGTTGTAAGTTGACCCACCGCCACAACCACCGTCGCCCGGTGCTTTTATTCCGTCAAACCACATACCAAAACCGCCACCAATAGCACACAACGATCTTGCGGTAGTACCTAAACTTGTAACTAAACCGTTTGCTGGAGTAACACCTGAACTGCCACCAGTACCGCCTGCACCAATATCAACCGCATAAGTTGCTGCGTCAAGATAAACAGTTGACTGTGTAAACGCGCCTGCACCGCCACCGCCCCCTGCAACACCGCTGCCTGTACTACTGCCGCCACCCGCACCGCCACCAAACATTAAAACATCAAACAAACCTGCTTTAGAAACAACAAGATTTGCGTCAGTAGTAAAAGTTAAAAGCGTGTAATTTATGCTGCTGACAGTAATAGAACTACTCGAACCGCCTGTAGCCGTACCGTACGATACGCCACCCCCTAAGTTAAAAAAAGTGAAAGTTGACGCCGACAATGCAAGTAAATAGCCGCCCCCATATTGCGCCAAAGCAAGCGAACCGCTTGTGTTAATAGTTACGCCCGCACCCGCAGTAATCGTGCAAGTGCCTGCACCTTTATTAGCGACTTGAATAACATCGCCAACGGTATAGATCGAGTTGTTTACCGTGATCGTTGTAGCGCTAGCGCTGTTCATAATCGTGCGCTTAGTTTCGTCACCTGCAATCAAAACGTAACTAGCCGTCTTATCTGATATCGGTAAATTCTGTATGTCGTTAAGTTGCGCGGCCGTCAAAACCTGACCAGCAACAAACGGAAACGGTGTTGTCATATTTGCCTACTTTACCCTAGAGCGTTGTCCGCGTTGATGATACCAAACGACAAGTCATCAAGTATCAACTCATAAACGATGACGGTTGGCGACGTGTAATAAGTGACGCTATGCCCGGTGTTGACGCTGATCGTATGCTCAATGCCTTCGACTGCCAGTTCTTGTGCCAACTCGGTAGTTGTCACGCCTGACGTAAACGACTTCTCAATCGTGATCGTGTCGCCTACGTCAATTACGGCCACCGTGTCACGTTGCGCGCTAGTCAACAATGCAAACGACGTGGCTAGTGACGTGTACCGTGCCTCAGGTTCAGGGTCAAGCAAATAAACCGCCAAGTCAAGTGCAGCGCTGTCGTTATGCAAAAGACTGTTAGTGATGCTGTAAGTCTGCACAAAATATTTTGTTTGACTGCCAGCGTCGTCAGCAACCTGCGGATTGTTACTGCCCAATATTTGTACAACTGCACGGTTAGTTACCTGATCGGCTTCAAAAGTTATGCCTACGCCGTTGTACGGAATGTTTGTTCCGTCGTCATGAAAGTCTGCTACCGACGGTGTGAGCGTTGTGCCTAGTCGAGCGTCAAACACTAGATCGCCGTCACGCGACATAAACAAGCGACCCTGCTCAGCCTCGTTTACGTCAGACAAATAGCCAAGCACGTTTGTGCCTTGCGCAACTGTAAACGCCGCTGCACCGCCAAGTGTCTGAGTACCTGTAGCAATGTCACGCGTTAACGCTGGAAACGCAACCTCAGGCCGATCTAGTACGGCCGTGACTCGAGCGCTAGACAATTCCTCGCTGACGTTAAATTCGTCTAAATATGTTTGCGCCAACAAATAGAAATCGTCTGCACAAAACACGGTCACGGTGTCAAGACCGCCAAGCGCAAAGTTGTAGTCATAATTTACGATCACGCCAACAAACAAATATTCTTTGACGTTTGTTGCGCTGTAACGCGATAGGCGCACTCGACGCATAGGTGCAAGACCCGGTTGCGCTTGCGGTGTGTCGTAGTACGGCGAGTTGGTGTCAAACGGGTTGAAAATACCTGCCGTGTCAAGCATGTTAAACGACATTGTGCCAGCACTAAATTGGTCGCCTTGATCGCGTCGCCCACGTTTAACCGTGATGCTGTTCACGCCGTCAAGCACGCTCGCAAAATCTGTTGTACCGTTTAACACGTAGGTCGTATTGTTTAGTAAACCTTGCACCGGGTCGTCAAGCAAAAATGCGTCTTGTATAAAACCTGTGTCAATCTCTAAGTCATAGTTGCCACTAGCAACAACGGCTGTACCTGCCATTACGACGCAATCTGTAAGTCGAGTGGCCCGTTAGTGCGCTGATAGGCCAGCAAACTGTTTAACACGCTTTGCCCGATCTCGGCGCTAGTTGACATACCGCCTGTCACGTTTATTGTTACGCCACCGCTACTACGCGCTGCGATGCGTTCAGCGTTTCCTGACGTGGTTAAAGCGCCCTGTATGGTCACTAAATCGTTAGGGCTACCAATACCGCCACCGCCACCGCCTGACCCGCCACCACCGCCTGAGCCACCACCAATAATTGCTGGGGGCAAACTAGGCATACTTGGCAAACTAGGTGTGATACTGCCCGTGCCACCCTCTCGAGCCTGACCGCCGCTAGTCGCAGCGCCACCGCCACCAATACGACCCAAGTTAATTGTCGGCAACTTGCCAATATCAGTAAACGGGTTTATCAAATTCATGCCGTCAATAATTAAGTTAATTGCACCGATAAACGAATTAGCAAACAATTCAAAGCCAGCAATCAAACTGTTAAGCACAAAATTGACAACGTTTCTAAAGCCTTCAAATTTTGTGTACGCAACTGCAAGACCAGTAATCAGCGCAGCAATGCCGATCGCAATAAGCGTGAACGGGTTTGCGGCCATAGCAAAATTAACTGCCAAAATTGCTGTAGCAATAGCGCTAATCGTGCCGGCAATAAACAAAAATGCTTTAGGGTTTTTTTGCGCCCAGTCAGCCATGCTCTGCAAATACGGCAACACTTTTTGCAACACGGGCAACAAACCTGCAC